AGATGTAACTATTGATGATTTACACTCAATGCCTAAACAATTATATGATGACAAGATGAATAAGTTAAGAAGTAAAACTGCTGGTAAATTAATTATCAAAGAATATCCAACTGCTTCTGCTCATAGTGGTCATTTTAAATCATTGATAAATGAATTAGCATTAAAGAAAAGTTTTAAACCAGATGTGGTGTTTGTTGACTATTTAAATATATGTGCTTCAAGTAGATTTAAAGGTGGTAATATATCATCTTACTTCTATATTAAAGCAATCGCTGAAGAATTAAGAGGTTTGGCTGTAGAACATAATGTACCTATCTTTAGTGCCACACAAACAACAAGAACTGGTTATGTATCAACTGATATTGGTTTAGAGGATACTTCAGAAAGTTTTGGACTACCAGCAACTGCTGACTTTATGTTTGCCTTAATGTCTAACGAAGAATTAGAATCATTAGGTCAAATGAAAATAAAACAATTAAAGAATAGATACAATGACCCAGCAATAAACAGAGCATTTATTGTAGGTGTTGACAGAGCAAAAATGAGATTATATGATGTGGAAAATGTAGCACAGAATATAGTAGATAAAAACCAAACAAAAGAAGAAGAAAATTACCCTACACCAGAGTCGGCGTATGAGAAATTTTCCGACTTTAAATTATAGGAGATGATATGGCAAAATTTGTGACATTTAAAAATGCTAATCCACCTTATGAAGGCCAAATAATTCTAATTAATACAGATCACGTAATATCTGTTTATGAAGACTTGACAGCTGGTAAAAAAGTGGCTCTATGGACTAAAGATAATTTTTGGCACGTAGAGGATACGATAGAAGAAGTATATTCTAAACTAGGATTAGAATATAAAAGAGATAAAAAGGAGATACAATGATACCTGGTAGTCTATTTACAATACCAATGTGGTCTTTACCAACATTGAACTTTAATAAAAAGAAAAAACAATTAGAAAAATTATGTAAAAGTTTTCCAGAAAAGAAACACGGATTACAAACTTTTTACACAAATAGGCAAAGTCCAAGACCTGGTTTTATGGAAGCTTTTGGCAATATTTGTGGTGAAGAATTAAAGATGTTATCTAAAAAAATACAAAGAGATTTACAGATAGAGGATATATGGTCTGTATCTTATAAAAAAGGTGATTATCATACACCACACGATCACGGTTCAACTGGTTTAGCAGGTATATTATATTTAAATATGCCTAAAAAGGCACCAGTTACACAATACATACAACCTTGGAATGATTTTGTTTCTGATAGAACAACTTATTATCCTATTCCTGTTTTAGAGGGTACGATTATTGTAACACCAAAATTTGTTAGACACTTCACAGAGCCTAGTAAAGAGACAAAAATAAAAAGAATAATTAGTTGGGATATGAAAGTATTATAATGCCTAAAAAACAAAAGGTAAGATTTCATAGAGGCGATAAAAGGCCAGGTACACATCAATTTACTTTATCATACACTAAAAAAATGATAAAGAAAGGTAAGAATATATACTGGCAAGTCATAGAAAAACCAACTAAAAATGTGGTCGCTGAATACTTTTTTGAAGAAGACGCTCACAAACTTGTTAAATTTCAAAATAAACATAAAGTTTGGCAGGTCAATGGTGGTGTACCAAAATTTTTGTGGACAAGAGTTTAGTTATATAAATATAATAAACAATTGATTTATATGGACAACGTGATTATAGTTATGGGAAAAATGAGAGAAAAATGTTTAGTTTTAAAGGATTTTTTACAAAGGAGAAGAATACACATTTAGAACACCTAGAAGACGATATTATAAATCGTGGTTCAAAGGGTGGTCAGAATGCTATTAACTTCTTAAAATCGGTACGAAATATGCTTGCTGGGTCCTCTGGCAAGAAAGTCAATATGACCGTCAAATGGGACGGAGCTCCTGCTATAATCTGTGGTGTTAATCCAGAAAACGGCAAATTCTTTGTCGGTACAAAATCTGTATTCAATGTTAATCCTAAAATTAACTATACAACAGGTGATGTAAGAAAAAATCATAGTGGTGAATTAGCAAATAAACTTTCTATAGCTTTAAGAGAACTAGCAAAATTAAATATATCTGGCATTTTACAAGGTGATTTTTTATTCTCAAAATCAGATTTGAAAAACGAAAGTATTGATGGTGAGAATATGATAACTTTTACACCTAATACTATTACCTATGCTGTGCCTGTTGTTTCAGATATAGGTAAAAGAATAAGAAGAGCAAGAATGGGTATTGTATTTCATACATCTTATTCAGGTAAAACAATGAAAAGTTTAAAAGCAGGTTTCGGAACGGTATCAAGTCGTTCAGGAATATCTTCCGTGTTTTTAGCTGACGCTGCTTACAGAGATGTAAGCGGCTCTGCTAAATTAACAAAATCAGAATTATCAACCTTTGACGCTAGAATTAGAATGGCAGAGGGTTCTTTATCAAAAGCAGGACCTATGTTAGATGAAATGAATGTAACAGATAGTTTATCAGTTGGGTTTAGATTAAAAGCTTTCTTCAATCACTACATTAGAAACACAAGTGGTCATATGGCAAAAGTAAGAACTCTTGTTGAAATGTTTGGTGAGTATTACGAAAACTTTTTACAATCAGAAATAGACGCTAGAAAAACAGAGGCAGGTAAAAAGAAGTATAAAGATTTATTAAAAAAGAATATGGCTTTTATTAAAAGAAATAAAAACTCTTTAACTATGGCTATAGCCTCACACGTTACTTTACAAAATGCTAAAAATTTTTTAGTAAGTAAATTAAGTGAGATACAAAGTATTGGCCATTTTTTAAGAACACCAAATGGTTATAAAGTAACGGCACCTGAAGGATTTGTGGCAGTAGATAGAGCTGCTGGTGCTGTAAAATTAGTTGATAGATTAGAGTTTAGTAGAGCAAACTTTACAGCTGAGAAAGATTGGGTAAAAGGATAATGAAAAAATTAAATCAAATATTAGCAGAGGGCGTTTACGATCCAGGTATATTTAAGGCTTTCTTTTTAGCAGGTGGGCCTGGTTCTGGTAAGACTTTTGTAACTCAAACTGCTTTTTCTGGCACAGGTTTAAAAGTTGTAAACTCTGATAGTGTATTTGAAAGAGGTTTAAAAAAAGCAAATTTATCTTTAAAAATGCCAGATGAAGAAGAATACTTTAGAAATATAATTAGACAAAGAGCTAAATCAACAACAGGTACAATATTAGATACTTATGTTGAGGGTAGATTAGGGTTAGTTATAGACGCCACAGGTAGAGATAAAAATATAATACAAAGACAACACGCTATGCTTTCAAATATTGGCTACGATAGTTATATGATATTTGTAAACACAAGTTTAGATGTAGCTTTACAAAGAAATAAAGGTAGACCTAGATCAATACCAGAATACATTGTAAAAAATAGTTGGAATACTGTTCAACAAAACATTGGCCAGTTTCAAAGAATTTTTAGTCCTAATAAAATGTTAATTTTAGATAATAATAGAAGTGAAAAAGAATTAGTGTCTTCTACTATAAATCAAGCTGCTAAATTTATTAGAGGTAGATTAACAACTAAACCAGAAAATGGTATCGCAATGTCTTGGATTAAAAAAGAACTAGAATTAAAGAAAAGAATATGATCGGCTTTCAAAAATTTATGAATTTAACGGCACAAAAAAAGTGCCCACCAGGTTTTAGATTTGATGACAAACTAAAAGTTTGTGTACCAAAAGGCCAAGGTAGATACTATGGTGCTTATGGTTTTGGTGTTGCTAAAAATCAAAACACTTCAGGCGAAACTGAAAATGGCGAAACAGATAACGGTAATGCTGATACTGGTAATTTATCAGGCAATGGTAACGGTAGTAATACAGGTAATGGAGGCAACGGCGGTAACTAATGAAATTTAAAGATTACATAAAAGAGGCAGTCATTGATATACCAAAAAGAACATACGCTAAAGGTGTGTTTGATGAGGCCGATACTGATAATCCAAAATTAAAAGATAGTGTGAAGTCTATGATTGACAACATACTAACAAAGATAGAAGACGCTGAAGGATACTCTATAATTAAAACTGGATTAATTGGTTCTATATTAACAAAGAGATATAGAAATGACGCTGACTTGGATATTAATGTATTATTTAGTGTGCCACCCGAAAAACAAGAAGACGAAAGATTAAGACTATCTAAAAAATATTTAGCGGCTGCTTCACCTGTTAAGATACAAGGTCAAAAAATACCAGGCACAGAGCATCCTGTAAACTTTTATTTCATTACCGACAAACAAACTTATGATGAACAAGAGAGTAAGGCTGACGCTGTATTTGACATAGAAAATAATCAGTTTGTAAAAAGACCAGAAGAATTTACTTTTGATCCAGATTTGTATGTAAATGATTTTAATAGAAAAGTACAAGAATTAGATGTTGTAAAAGGTGAACTAAAAAGAGATATTATAGATTACAACGAATTAAAAGACCTATCAACAAATGATGTTTTAAACTTACAAGATAAAATTAAAAACAAGTTAGAAGAAATAGAAGACAGTATTAAAGACATTGTAAAAATAGGAGATACTGTTGACGCTGAAAGAAGAGCGGCTTTTGATAGTGATATGTCGCCAGATGAGATTAGACAATACGGTATTAAAAATAGATTACCAAAAGCTGTTATCTACAAGATGTTAGAAAAATACCATTACTTAAAATTCTACAAGTATTGTAAAAAGATATTAGAAGATGGCGTAGTAACTGACAAAGAAATAGATGACTTACATA